GCTCTCGGAATGGGGAAGGGAACCTAGAGCTAAGGTTCGCGAGCTTCTCGACTGGAGGGAGTGCAGTAGAGAAGGGGAGGAGGACTGGAATAGACGGTCCAGTCGGATGGGGGAGGAAGGGAATAGTCAAGTTGGAGGATATGATCAGTAGCAGCTGACCGGAAATACTCACCATGCTCAAGATTGGCGAAGCGATACAATGTGTTGAGTAGAACAGATTCGGGAAATTCAGGGGTAATGTACCTCTGAACCCAAGCTGAATCAGCAATCTCATCCACCACCGTTTCTTCATCAAGATCACGACGATATTTCCACTTATCTCCAATATCTGCTTTGATGGCGCGAACCGTCTTAACAAAATTCTTGGAATTCGCTGTAGTCCGGAAACGAGCACTGAAACTCTTCTGACTAAAGCTTTCCTCTTCTTCTCCTGTTGACTCAAAGATGGCATCGACTAGTTTCATCTTACGCGAAGCAAAACCAGTATCCAACACTTTCTTGAATTTCTTAACCATCACATCTATCCATGGTGATGAAATACCATGGGTGAATGATCTGAGATTACCATAATTGTATATAGTCCATCTCAACTTCTGATCCCCAGTACCTGGAACATCACCAATACGGTGGTGCATAAAACGAAAGAGGTTACCCAAAAATGGGATTGCCACTGACGTTCCAGTCACTGAATAACCAGGGGAGTGTTTTAGAAAATCTGTATCGGAACACCGTTCCTGCTGGGCACATTTGATCTTGTACCCCACAGAATATGCGGTGTAAATAAAATCTTTGACCGTGGTACATCCCTTCGTGATAAAATTAATAGCCATAAAATCTGAAGCAAAAGTATTGATGAAGGTTGTAAAAGAGTGACCTGACAACAACACTAATGAACGCGGCTCAAGCCAAGCGTCGATTTTTGTATTTCCTATTTCCACACGAATGGAACGTTTCAATTGAGCTTCCAATATCTCATACAGATCGGGACGGCCTTTCCAGAATTTCCAGAAATGGTCGAATATACCTGCATGGGACTTATCACACTTACTGATGTCGACCGTGAACCATGAGTCACGCCAAGCACCATCAATAAACTGTTCCAATAGAATCCAAGTATCATCACTGTGAACTAAGATGATATATCTCTTGGACCCTTCGATTTCACGGGCCAGGGGAAGTGGATTTCCACCTTCAAGGCGGATGTGTCCACGAGTTCCATTATGGCACAATCGGGCAAATTCGTTCAGTGAGAACCGATCCGTTCGCGGAATGAAATAAATGGCACCAACAGTGGCACCTTCATTTTCATTCACAAGTACAGGTTCGGACGCACGAACTGATTTCAAGACCTTAGAGGCTTTGGAACCAATCATTGCACCTTTCGGGCCAATAGTGACGTAAAGTCTAGCTTCAGAATTGAACTTCAAAGGTTCATCTTTCTGTTTGCCGGCATTCAATACGCCCCTAGCATCACTTTCAATTTCTGGGTTCATCAAAACACCGTTTAGCGCGTTCGTTTCCACGCACTGGGTGTATTCCATTCTCTTAACTGGATGGTCTTTGGCTTCATCATACAACTCTCCAAAATCAAACTTAACTGCTTCGAGACTCTTAGCATACTCAGAAAAGTCATAAAATTTTTCTAAGTCGATATTGTCCCAAGCGGCATAGCTATTGACCATGAGATGTTCATGATAACCCTCTTCACCAGGTTCAACTGCATTAGTTAACCTGGATAGCGCACAAGTCATTTGAATGATAGTCTTGGCAGGAACAGTTGCACTATGCACTACACCTCCATCAGAAGAGACATAGGACCGGGGGGGTCGCTGTTTGCGCTTGACATGCTCCGTGATTTTCGCATAATCGAGGAGCCCATTTGATGAAAAATGGCCCTTCTTTACAAAAAGACCATTGTCACGATAAGTTTCCAAAAAGGGTTGCTGCCCGGTGAATGTTTTGGTGACTCCAATTGGAATGGTGGTTTCCTTGGGAATACCCACTTTGAGGTGCTTGATATCAACGATGGCACGATTCTCAGAAGCAGTAGCTTTGAGATTCATAACAGCCGTTTCAACAGCAAGATAGCAAAGTGTCCAATTGTAAGCCTCCATTAATTCACTAGTGTTGACTTGGTTTCTCATCCAAACGAAAAACGAGGGATAGGACTTACGAATATGAAAATCCATAGCCTTTCCGAAATTTCCATTAACAGAGAGGTCGCCATCCAGTACACGAGCCCCACAAGGGAGACTCTTGGTAGCAGCCAACAATTTTTGAGCAAACTTTTTGAAGATCTTTTGGGTACAGACAGTTTTGAGACCTAAAGTTAAGTAGTAGTCTTTAGCGACAGACGTATCGCGCAAAAAGACCTTACTACTTAACAACGTCCAAGAGTATCCTATGGTACTAGACAACATAACCTTATCTTGCGTGGTTGTTCTGACATCAGCCAGAGTATATGGTGCAAGTCGTTTAAAGAATCGTTTCATAGAACCAAGGATTCCCTTTTGTACGGGGTCCCCGTGAAGGTGCAGAGTGGCATCCTCAACTGTAGGGTCAAACTCACCATCAACTGGATGATCATCTCCATCGTAGTCAAAATAACCGGAAAAGTCTGGGTGGAAAGATTCTGGATCCAGTGTGTCCATATGGGCAGGAATCCACACATTATGGTCTATGGTGGATGGCACATAGGCACGCACGCGATCCTGAACACACTCAGGGGCTTCATGGTCTATCGGGGGTAACACCTCCCTATTAACTAAAGTAGAGCCACTACCAGCTAGTGGTTTTTCAACAATGTCGGGACAAGACACAACTGTTCCCTGGATGTCTTCAAGGATATGAAGGTTTTCAGCCAATGCAAGCTCGAACCCATTAAGTGGGTGCGCTTGACAAACCTCTTCCCAATCTATGCAATCATATCGAATGGGTATTGGTAAACAGTCGGCTTCTATCCAGGG